ACAAATTTATATTGGTTTACTACTGCCATTATTCTAAAAAGAAACTTTTAGCTTCTATCTCCTGTTTTACTTCTTCTTGAAAAGAAGAATTTAATTTTTTAATTACACTGTCAAGATCCCTGACCAATGATTGTAAATTTCTTTGTGTATATTCAGGTGCCGCTCTAGTTAATGATTGTACAATCTTTGCCATTATACTTTACCACCGTAGAAGTATTTAACTCTACCACCTTTTTTATAATGATGACTACCAGTAGATCCTTGATAACCGTGTCCACCACTCGTTGTCCCAGTTCCAGCATTATTATCTTGATTATTATCTTGAGCTCCTTCACCAGCACCACCATCATTATCACCATAATCATGTACTCCTGACTGATAGTCATTAATAGTTGTACCAGTATTATTTGTCGTGTTATTGCTAGTAGTAGTATCACCGTCTTGATTATTGTCAGTTGTTGTAGTGGTATCTTTTTTCTTTTTCTCTTTTTGTTTTTTTCTATAATCAAAAATAATATCTTTTCTATCAAGAATATCTTTAAGTTGGGTTTTACCAATATCAGAAAGCCTTAACCTATTTGATAAATCAGTTACTACTCCATAATCTTCTTCAAGTTGTTCGTCTGTTATTTCACCAGATTGAATTTTATCTACTACTTCTTTAGAAAGACCATATTTACCATCCTCACCTAGAGTGTTTCTTAATGTGTCTATTTGTTTATCAAGACTGCTTTCAGTTAATCTAGAAACATTTTTTCCAGCCATAATACCTTCTAAAGTATTTCGATCACCTACAATTTGCCCTTGTTCATTAACACCTATACCAAATCCAGCTAATTCATTTTTAAGAATTGCTGTTTGACTAACAGGCATTAAACCACCTAAAACGTTTCCAACTGCTTTAACTACACCCATACCCGGTATTAAATTTACCCCTTTTGAAATTAAAGCCCTAAGTCCAGTTGGTTCTTCATCATCATCTTCATAATAACCAGGATAATTATCCATCATTTTTTGTGCTTCCGTGTCTGTGCTGTAAGCAAATTCACTAGGTACAGTTTCGTATTGTCCCTGTGTTCGATATCTTTCTTGGTTATCCATTATTATTTCATTTAAAGCGCTTTCATATTGTGCTTGTTTTTTTCCAACTGGTGTATCAATTCCCATAATAGAAGGAGCGGTTTGAAACTCATTATATTCTTGCTGTGCATCAGCTACAGCACCAGAAGGATCAAATGATTGATTAAAATACATTGGATCTGTAGCCCCAACAAAAGACATTTCTAAAGCTTTTCTGTATGGGTAAGGATCATAATTTTGATTTACTATAGTGTTAGGATCGGGACCATCACCGCCAGCATTTGCAAAAGCATTTGTATTTACGATACCTTCATCTGTTACAACATCATCACTTGTATCTGTTGGAAGAGTAAGACCTAGTCTATATTTTTCTTGTGGGAGAAATTGATAATTTTCAAATAATTTTTGATCTGCTAAGTTATAAAATTTAGGTGGCATTATCTCATTCCTCCTGGTGCAATGTCTAATCTAAACGTACCAAGTTTCCAGTCTTGACCGGTTCCTGTATTAGATACTTTTAATGCAACAGACCTTGCTCGTACTCTTGTACTTTTAAAAGTTGTGCTTGAAGTAATTGTAAAGTCTGTAGTAACGGGTGTACTATTAGGATAATTTCTAGTTGTAAAGCTAACTTGTGTGTCACCAGTTTGATTAATAAAGTCTGGAATAAATCTCATAATCCTCATAATATATTCACCATCTCCTCTAAGATCAGGTGTCCCTACTGTTTGACCTGTCGTACTTCTTTTTTGTGTAATATCAAAATCACCAGAAACAATGTTAGCTGTAACTGCAGTAATTACACCACCTGCATTTTCTTGATCGGTCCCTGTTTCGTGCTGATAGTATATACTACTTCCATCCACATTGCCAGTAACATCATACGAAGCATTGTCACTAGGGTCATAAAGTGTTGCATGAGGTTTATCATACACAGCAGAATCCTCCCAGGCAGACCTGTTCAATGTTCCTGTGGTCCAAATAGGCCTTTGAGTTGTGGAATCTAGATAATTATAGGTAACAACCCTATCTACTGTAACTGCATTAGCTGAACAATAGAACCAGTTGATCTCTCCAAAAAGGTTATTAACACCTGCATTAATTAAATCTCTAGGTACTGAGTTTAAACTATCGTATACAAAATCTTCAACTAAACATGGAAGAGATTTTAATTGACCATCGTAATTAAAGAAACCATTTTCTGACATCCAATAAGCAGAACCATCAACTTCAACCGCAGCATTTTTTCCAATTAATCCGCAGTTGGTTCCTGCTTGTGCAAAGGCAAAAGTAAACGGTGATCCAACAAATTGCATTAAGAATAGTGATGTATCTGTCCAAATATATATGGCATCTCTACCTTTAATTGCAGCCATGATTTTAGAACCTGCAGCAAGTCTTTGTGAACCTGCAGTATTGTTTGCTGTAATGGTATAGTTATTAATATTTTCTTGATCAGAAAACCTTATAAACATATCATCTTGTGTAGTCTTATCCCCTATTTCAGTTTCTGTTCCAAAGAAAACCAAGTGTCGATCTGGGGTTGATACCAGTACATGACGCGATGCAGTTGGTGCACCGGTAATAATAGTTGCTCTATTAGCTACTGCATTTGGAGCTGCAGCATCCCATTCAAAACATTCTCTATTATAAATAAGTGCAATTAATTTTGTACCATAATTATCTAAAACCCATAAACCAGGATTTAATGTAAACTGTGTAGTAGATGAAGCTTGTCCCCATCCATTGTAATTTGTAACATTGGTAACAGCAGCACCAGCACTATGAGTTGCAGCTGTACTACCATTAGCACCTCTTGCTCCACCAGTTAAAGTTCCTGTTGCCGTATCATTTGCTGTGTATGTAATAAATTCTGTACCTATTTGTATTGTACCCGAAGAAGGAAAAGCTGCAGAACTTGTTAAGACAACAGTTGTTCCTGTTGTATTTGTTAAAGCAGTTGCAAGAGTTGTTGTTGCAACACCATTAACTACACCACCAAATAAACCTGTACCCCAACCAAAACCAGATTGTTGTTTAGCAGGTCCAACACTGTAATAATATAATGCATCAGCAGACCCTGCACCTGATAAAGGTGTTCCTGTTTCTGTAGTTGCCATTGTTAAAGTAAAAGTTGTATTGCTTGGAACAGAAGTTACCATGAATTTTTTACCTTCGAATGTTGCGTTGGTAAAAGTAGAACCAGATAGTCCTGTAACATTTTCAAACATTACGATGTCGTCATCGTCTAACGGTACAGACGTAGAGACTGTTACTGTTACAACGTTCGAACTTGATGTACTTGTAAATGTTGCACCTGAAACAGTTTTTTCTATTGGGTGAATATCGTAATATGATCCTTCAGAAAAAACATAAAGAATTCTATTAGTCCCAATTGCAGAATATTTTATACCAACATTATCATCCCAGTTATGAATTGCTCTTGCGGCACCTGTTAATTTATCACCACCTAGTTGATCCCAACCACCAATTTTTTCAGGAGTACCATATCTAAAACGTACATTATCTCCATCAAACCATTGACCTTCAGCCCCGGTCTCTGTAACTTGTTTATTAAATCCTGGTGCAAATCCTAGTTTCTGTAGCATAAATTAATCCCTAGTTTAAAATATACTAGAATGCTAGTTATATCAACATGTGTTATGGGTAAAAATTAAACTATTCAGCAGTATATGCTTTACCAGAAGCGATAGCTGCATTAACCTCAGTCATGTCTTCATCTGTCCAGTAATCTTTAGCAACCATGATTTCTAAGTGTTCAACATTTCTATTAACACAATCTTGTTTATCTTTAGCTTCTTCTTCATCCATTTTAGAACCATCAATAACACCATTGATTAATTCTACAGAATGACCCATAGCTGTGTAATCTTGTGCTATTTCTTCTGCTGTTTTTACTTCATCTGACATAATTTTTCTCCTTATATTGTTGCACAAGCAACGGTTTTAGTTTTATCAAGTTTCCTAAAATTATCAATAATTATTTGGGGTTCTACCATATTATTTCTAGGGTCACTATCATTAAATTTAGCCTCATCCCATTTATCTTTCATATGAAAATGTAAGTTTTTATTATGAGAGTAACCAAACTGAGTCCACCTTGTACTGCCCCAAATAACAACACCATAAGCTTTAGCTGATGGTGAAAAGTGTTGTAAACAACTGTCAATACTAACAAACCCTTCAGCACCTTTTAACATTTCATGAATCTGGGCCCAGTGTAGATCACATCTAATCGTACCTTGATAGTGTGGTTCGTTAGGTAAAACACAATTAATGATGGTTGTATCTTTATACTCTTCAAGTAACATATTGACTACTTGTTGAGCAAGGTAGGGTTGATAGTTTCTATTAGGATTGATGTTTTGATATTGAACATTTTCTCCATAATTCCATTTAGGTTGGCCACCTGAAAACTGAATCATTATATACTTACCAATCTCATTATCAGCTAACCATTTAGTAACAGATGCCTTGTGGTTATCTGTATAAAGTTTACCTGTCATAGATCTATTAAAATCTACACCGTGATGTTCACAGTAACTTTCAATCAAGTGTTGTTTACCAAATTGAAAATTAGATTTATATGGCTCACAATAATAAATATTATCAGACGCCATGATTCTTGAATCTTGTATTGGTATTGTTTGCTCCAATGCAAGTTTAACATCAGGATTACCTGCAAAGCAATCGATGTACGGAGTATACACTTGTATGTCCGATTTTTGTTTTAGTTTCGGGATCAATGCAGTAAATGCAGTACATTTACCTACACCGCCTTCAACGACATAAGTATTTAACATTTTAGTCCTTTCGTAATTTAACTGTTTTCTAACACTTCTATTCTAGATTTCAAGTCTTTATTTGTCTCTGATAATTCTTGAATTGCATTAACTAATACAGGGACTAATCCTTCACCTTGATATTTTAAATTTTCAGAATCAGAACTATCAATAATAACAGAATTTTCTCCCTCAAGTGCTAATATTTCTTGAGCTTTAAAACCATATCTAACACTTCCTGTAGGAGTGTCATCTTCTCTTGATTTTTTAAATTGATATTTTATTGGATTTAATTGGTTAATAAAATTTAAACCATGTGGCACATCTCCAATATTCGTTTTGTCTCTTAAATCTGAAGTAACTGTCCATGCTATTTTAATATATGCGTTAGCAGAACTATTATTACCTATAACAATATTATGTGTACAAGTGCCTGTAAGGTTTCTAACTGCATCTTGACCAGAGTTAATTCCAATAGCAATATTACCATTTCCAGTTTCTGCGTTACCACCAGCTTCATGACCTATAAATGTATTTCCTTCTGGTGTTGTTGCTGAACAACCAGCATTGTGACCAATGTAAACATTTGAAATACCAGTTGTGTTAGAACAACCAGCATCTCTACCAACAGCCGTATTGTCACTCCCTGTGTCAGTCCCATATAAAGCATTAGAACCTATACCAACATTGTTCGAACCTGTCGTATTAGTAAACAGAGCATTTGTACCTAAAGCCTCATTTCTTGTTCCTGTTGTATTTTTACAAAGTGATTGTCTTCCAACTGCTACGTTAAAATCTGGTGTTGAACCTGTATTTGTATATAATGCTTTATAACCTACAGCAACATTACCATCTCCAGTTAAATTACTAATCATAGCTTGAGTTCCAATTGCTGTGTTACAAAGACCAGTAGTATTACTTTGTAAAGCACCTACTCCTAAAGCAGCATTATCATTTCCTGATGTATTACTTGATAATGCAGTACGACCAACACCCGTATTGTCACTACCATCTGTATTAGCATCTAAAGAAAGAGCACCTACAGCTGTATTTCTTGTTCCTGTTGTGTTAGGATATAAAGCACAAAAACCAACTGCTGTGTTATTATCTGCTGATGTATTTTCACCTAAAGCATATCTACCTACTGCAACATTACCTGTTCCTGTTGTATTACAAGACATTGAGTTACTTCCAACTGATGTATTGCTTGAAGCTGTAGTATTACTTCTTAAAGCTTGTTGACCGAATGCAGTATTAGAACTACCTGTAGTGTTAGCACACAAAGCAAAAGCACCCCCAGCTGTGTTATTATTTCCCTCTGTGTTTTTACACATTGCTTGTCTACCAAGTGCAGTGTTAGTATGTCCTGTCGTGTTTGATGTTAAAGCCTCTACACCCATAGCAACTGTGTCATAGCCTGTTGTACTTGCGTCCATAGAATAAGCACCAACAGAAACATTGTTTGCACCTGTAGTATTTGAAAGTAATGCAGTGAAACCAACAGCAGTATTTGCTGCTCCTGTTGTAGTTAAACACATAGCAGAATAACCTAATGCTGTGTTATAACTAGCTGTTTCATTTTTACATAAAGATTCTTTACCTATTGCTGTGTTTGCACCTCCTGTCGTGTTAACTGCCATAGAATTTCTGCCTATCGCAGTATTTCCTTGAGATGTTGTATTTAAATGCAAAGCACAGAATCCAACTGCTGTGTTATCGTATCCACTTGTATTTCCTTCAAGTGCTTGGTCTCCCACCGCAGTGTTATTATTTGCTGTGGTGTTTTCTAAAGCTAAATTACCTACTGCTACTGTATTTGAAACTGTAGTTCCAACTGAAACTGCACAAAACCCAATTGCGACGTTAGCTGTTCCTGTTGTATTAGATCTTAAAGCACATCTACCTACTGCTGTGTTGTTATCTGCTGTTGTATTACATTGTAAAGCATTGTTTCCTATTGCTACATTACTCGCACCCTCTGTATTTCCCAACATAGAGTTTTTACCAACTGAAGTATTATTTGCTCCTGTAGTATTGGCTATCAAAGCCTCTCCACCTACTGCTGTATTGTCTGCTCCTGTTGTATTAGCTTTTAAAGAACAAGTACCTACTGCTACGTTAGTTGCCCCTGTTGTTGTAGATGCCATAGAACACGCACCTACAGCAGTATTACCATCTGCTGTTTCATGTAAGGCTAAAGAACCCATACCTATAGCAGTATTAAGGTCTCCTGTAGTACTAGCTTTCATTGCAGTTTGCCCTAAAGCTACATTTTTACATCCTGTAGTATTATTACATAAAGCATAACTACCTATTCCAACATTCTGTCCACCTGTATTAGTTTTTAAACCAGCACATAAACCTATTACAATGTTATTATCTCCTGTTGTAATTGCTGTTCCAGCTTTACTACCAATAGCGACATTGTTTATACCACCAGCTTCAACTGAATCTAAAGCAGTATCTCCTAAAGCTACGTTATCTGTTCCTGTAGGATAATTACCATCTAATTTTATTGTGCCACCATCTACTGATAAGTTTCCATTAATTGTTAGGTCTCCAGTAATTAAACCGTCTGCAAAATCATAAACACCTGTGTTTGTTGCAACACCATCAAAATAAACATACTTCCATCCTTTTTCAGTGGTTGCCCAAGTAACTGTTGCACCTGAACCAGAAGCAGCTTTTAATTGTACAGTGTATGCCCCTGAAGTTGAGTTTTTAATTATGTAAAAATTTTCTACACCAACCGGCATAGTTACAACTCTGTTTCCAGTAATTGTTCCTGTAAATTTTAAAATTCTTGTAGCAACAGCAGAACCTGTAGCACCATCGCTTTCTGTTAAAGTTGTAGTTCCTGCACCACCTCCAATAGCTACTTCTAAGTAACCACCAGAAATTTGTTCAAATATTTGTAAGTTTGTATTAGTCTTTGTACCCCAAGTTCCAGCATTTTCGCCGGTAGCCATTAGTTCTACGCCAAGAGGTGTGTAAGTTGATGCCATAAATTTTTCTCCTAAGCTGCGTGAGTTACATCTGTATAAGACGTATTTCCTGTTACGTCAACACCAGAATAACTTGCGCTATCTGTTTTATTGACTGCACTATAACTTGTATTGCCTCCAATATCAACATCTTGATATGATAAAGGTGACACGTTTCCAACAGAAATATCAGCTTGAACTCCTGTTAAACCCATTACATCTGCAGGATTTATTGAGCCTGTTGAAGAAGTTAAAGCACTAGGTGCTGTTAAGGTATAAGCTACTTCTGTAACTAAAGAACCAACACTAGATGTTGCTGAAATACCTGTTAACCCCATTACATCTGCAGGATTTATTTCACCAACACTTGCTGTTGACGAGACCCCTGTTAATCCCATTACATCTGCAGGAGATATTGAGCCAACACTTGCTGTTGATGATACTCCTGTTAATCCCATTACATCAGCGGGAGATATAGAACCTACTGAAACATCTGCTTGAGAACCTTGTGGTATCTGTATTTCAGAATTATTAATTGTAAGATCACCAACGCCTGTTGTTGCAGCATTTGGTGCTGTTAGAACAAAAGCTCTTTCAACTACAACTGATCCAACACTAGATGTTGTTGATTGTCCTGTTAAACCGATAGACATATCGGTAACTGTCAAAGAACCTACAGAAGAAGTTGCGGCTGATGGTGCTGTTAAAACAAAAGCTCTTTCAACTACAACTGAACCTACACTAGATGTCGCTGACTGGCCTGTTAAACCGATAGACATATCGGTAACAGTTAAAGAACCTACAGAAGAAGTTGCTGCTGATGGTGCTGTAAGGATAGCTGTAATAACATTATCGCCCCATTCATTAGAGCCCCAAGTGCTACTACCCCAGGTTGACGCCATAAGGAATTCCTCCTTATGCTATTCGAACTATAGCGTTACTTGCGTCTGCTGCTGGAAATTGAACTGTGAAAGTTCCATTAGAAACTGTTTTATCTGATCCAAATGCTACTGCACAAACTGCAGGATCACCAGAAGCTGAATCATTAAAAATTAAACATCCGTTAGCTGTAAATGAAGCCGATGTCCAAGATACGTCAGAAAAATCACAAACTGCTGTGCTACTATCTAAAACTGGAGTCACACTTGTAAGAGCTTTTCCTTTTGCAGAATAAGCTGAACCCGATGTATTTGAAATTTCGTTTGATGAACTATATGCTGTTGTACCTGCACCTAAAGATGCTGAACTAGTATATAAAGCTAAATTAAAAGTATTACCAGATGATGCAGTAAAGTTGTGAACTGCTTTTAAAATTTCTACTTTGAAACTATTACATATTGCCGATGATATTGCCATAATTTTTTCTCCTTAATTTATGGAGACGGTGATTTGACAGGTATTCTAACAGTTCCGTCAGTGTAATCGTCTCTTCTTCGTCTTCCAAGTTGCATCCCTGCAAACTGTTGTATAGAACTTTTATACTTATTTTCATATAGTGTCAACATCTCCATTGGACCTTTTAAAAAAGCAAAAGCTTCTACTAAACAAGCATATAATAGTCCTTGTGGAAAGTAGGTGCTTAAATATGTTTCAGCACTACCAGTAGTCCCAGACCCTAAACCAGTAGGCATTTTGTTATAATATATTCTAAATTTATAGTTAGCGTCAGGTGTTGGAGCAAGATACATACCTCCAGAAGTAGTATCTGTAGTATTAGTAGCGCCACCAAACATAGCATAATATTTAGGAAAACCTGTTACAGAATTAGTTGTATCTGTGGGTGCTTGTATTTGACCAGAAGGTCCAAATTTTCTATCTGTTAATTCTGATAAATAACTTTGATCTTTTTTCTCTAACCAACTTCCGTTACCTTCAGTGTTAGCTGTAGAATTAAATACCTCAACTCCTCTAACAAACAAAGTTCCAGCAGGAGCGTTGATTGTATTATCGTTTGCAGCTAAACTACCTTCTTGAACAAACCTATCAGAATCTGTAGGAAGATCTTGATTAATTCTAAACTCAGCAGACATAATAAAACCATCTAATATAGTGGTTGTAAAAACAGTATCCTCTACTTCAGTGTAGTCTAAAATAGCTTGTTTTAATGTTGTGTATGTATATTTAGAAACTCCAGCCATAATTAACCTCTATCATTAATGGGTCCAATTGTACATTGAAAACCACCTCCTGTTTCTGTGCTAGATGCAGAATTAGTTAATGCAACATTAACACCATCAAACTGTGTAGAAAACTGAGGTTGACCAGTTCCTTCGACTTGAGTTGTGTTTAATGAGGTTACTTTATAGCTTCCAAAAACTTTAGATCCATTAACATGAGAATCTGCAATTGTTTTTTGTGGTGAAACACCTCTGTAAGGCGCACTAGTTCCTCTAGTGCAACCAGTTAATTGATTGCTAGATCGACCTGTATATTCAATAACCTCGTTTTGAAAAGTACCTACAAGAAGAGGGTCACTTGTATCACTTGCTGTCAATACTTTTTCGATAACTATAAAACCTGTTGTTGGAAACTCTGACCCATCTGTAAGATCAATAGTTGTAGCAGAGTCTGTTACCGCTCCATTTAAGGTAGTGGACATTTGTAAAGTTGAAACAGCTACACCTCCTACAGGCGCTTTAACATTTCTTAATCTAACAAAATCATCTACCTGTAGATCTCCATTAGGAAAATTAATTTTTAAAACTGTACTAGCTGCGGTTATAAAAGGATTTTCAGGTAAAAAATCTTCTGTTGGAAATTCTGTTCTTGCAGGTCTTGCTCTTGTTAGAGCTTGCGGATCTGCATTGGTAGGTTTAGGGTCTAGTTGTGGTTGTTTTGGTTCATACTCAGATATATGCACTAGAGCACCATTCCATTCTCTAACCATTTCATTATATGGAAAAGCCATACCTGATCTATCAGAAATCGCTAAAGCAAATTTACCTTGTGCAAAACTACTCATTAACCAATACCTGGGTAATATATTTTAGGTGATATGTAAGTAGAGTTAGAAGAACCGTCTTCATCTTCAGCTCTTAATAATTCATCTTCGTATAACATTTTTAATGATTGTACTCTTTGAGGAGCATACTTAATTGATAAATAATAAGCTAATCCTGCAATCATACATGGTACAAATCTATATGGTATATCAGTTGCATTTGTATAAGCACCCACATCATCAATTCTTTTTGTATAATAAAAATTTATAAAGTTTCCAGCTTGTGAACTTCCTGGAGTCAGATACAAAGTCATAGTAGTTTTATCTATAAATCTTTGTATCCAATATTGTGTAGGTAAACCTAGATCTGTTTTATTTGAAAATGCTTGATACTGTGATCTACTAATTTTTGTCATAGGTGTATCAACATTAGTTGATGCAACTCTATAATTAGCTTCCTGTATATCTGTCATTCCGTTTGGAAATTGTAAAACAGCATCACCACTGCTATGTGTCGCTGCAGTGCTACCATTAATTCCTCTAGTACATCCAGTAATATTTAAAGAAGATATTCCTGTATAAGAAATTTGTTCAGTTCCAATTGTAAGAGTTCCACCTACTGTAGGCATTCCTGTAACAGAAGCCACTGGGACAGTTGTAGCTGTAGCATTTATTCCAGCAGAAAGAGTTGTACTGATACCGTCAGAAGCACCATCAGCCGGGGATCTGTAAAAAGTATAAACAGCTTGACCACTTACTAAAGCCACATTTTGATTTTTAACTTCCCAAAAATGTAAACCTCTATTTCCCCATTCAGAAAATAAAATATTTAAAGATCGTTTCGCAGTTTTTAATTGATAACCAGAAACACCTTGCATACCAATACGTTCGTATGCATCTTCAATAATTTCATCTATTCCAAGGTTCTTATCAAAAACATAAGAACCAGAGGTAGTGTTGGACATACTACGCTCCTGTAATAGTTAACGTAACGCTCCCGTCAGTTCCACCTGTTTGTGTTAAGGTTGCACAAATTCCATCTTTACAAAGAATTCCAGAACCTGGAACATAAACTGCTAAACCTTCAGTATCGTATTTAAAAGTTGCCACTAAGTTACCTGCACCTGCACCACCCGTTGTAGCACTATCATGTAAAAGTAAAACAGAACCTGCTTCACCTCTACCTTGAATAGAAGTAATTCTAGCTCTACCTGCTCTTAACAGTGATATAGCACCAGTATCTTTTTGTAACGTTGTTTGATCACTTGAAAATGATCCTCCGCCGCCTATAGACATAATGTTTCTCCTTATTAAAAGTGCTCCCGAAGGAGCACTAAATTAATTATTATCTTTGTACTATAGTTTGAACCCAATCTGTCGCTAAGTGATTAGCGTTTGTGCCCTTACTTTCAGTAAAGATTTTAAGTTCTAATGCAATATCATCAGGAACAGTTGTAGCAGCTTGTGTGCCAACTTTTTTACCGTCTAGGTATAACTTAAATTGATTTGAAGTTTGACCTAACTCAGTTCCTGCAGGCATAAAATGGAAACCTAGTCTAACAGAGTTAGAAGGTATCGCAAGTGTAGATGCAGTTTGAGTTGGAACAGTAGAGTCTTCAAAAGTATAAGTACTTCCACCAGAACTATCTGTCATATCGAAAGATACACCAGCACCATTTTTTCTTGATAAGAATTGAATGCTAGTTGTGTCTTCTAAGTGAGAGAAACCAATACAATCTGTTGGTACAGTTGCTGGATCAACAAATCCATTGTCAGCAAAGCCAACAAAGATATTGTAGTCACTAACATCAGTAACAGCAATTCTAGTTTCATACCACCATTGCTTTCCTTCATTGTATTGAAATACTTCTTTACTAGATAGACCGTTTACTTCACCGGC